GGTGACGCAGTTGCTGTAGGATTCTTCGGTTGTTTGAAAGGAAGTGATTTATGGTTTGGACAGGAAAAGAAGAAATCGGGTTTGATACAGGACGCAAGGCGCGCGTGCCGGGCGGCGTTATCGGGATCAACGCTGCCGGGTCTGTCGTGTATTGCGGTTCCGAGCAGACGATCAACAAAAACACGCCGATGCAGGAATTGACCGCAACGGATGGCACTCCGTTGACTGCCGTGGAACTTCGCGAACTGGCGGAGAACCAGGTTCGCATGTGGCGTCGGGTTGCCAGTGACGCGAAGGGAGAATGACGGTGAAATTCGCAGTGTGTGCCGATCTTCAGTTCGACCTGTACAAGCGGCTGTCTACGCCACATCCGAACGGCGGGACAAGTCGCTTGGCCGATGCGCTGGCGTGTTGGGACTGGATTGTCGATACGGCGGTCAAGCGGGGGTGTGAACATCTGTTGGTTCTCGGGGACATCTTTGAGTCGCGGACGACGTTAGACCTTCCAGTGCTGGACTTGGTGTGCCGGGCGTTTGAACGTGCGAGCAAGAAGATTGGACTGACGATCCTTGCCGGAAATCACGATTCATATTTGCGGCATGCGGGGATCAACAGCATTCAGGCGTTCAAGGGGTACGCGACCGTGATTGATACGCCAGCTTGCGCGGAATACGCGATTGGCGTGTGGTTCGGATTTGTTCCGTGGACGGAAGATCTGACGGCGTTCAGAGAATCGGTTGACACTGTGTCAAAGGAAGGTGCCAAGTTTCTGTTTAGTCACGTCCTGCTGGAAGGCGCTACCGGGGGTGGGAAAGGCGTGCCGTTGGAGTATCTGCAGGCGGAAAAGTTTGACTACGTTGTTCTCGGGGACGTGCACGATTCGCAGGCGATGGCGGAAAATGTGTTCTACGTCGGTTCTCCGATGCAGATTGACTGGCGGGATGCTGGACAGCATCGCGGGTTTTATGTTTTCAGCGGCAACGGATTTGACTATGTCGAAAATACGATCAGTCCGCGCTTCTTCGTTGTAACGAATGAAGCGGAAGCACGGGTTGCCGGTGAAGGGGACTTCGTCCGGATACGGGTTCCGGACGGGAAGGAAGATGAAGCGAAGAAGGTCGTGACGCTGTTGGAGAGGCGCAAGGCGGCGTGGGTCGAAAGCGGAGCGGTCAAGGTCGAAGAGACAGTTCCCCGGTTGAAGGTCAGTGCGTCAGACGCACACGCCGACGCATTGACGAAGTACACGCGGCTGATGCTGCCGGAAGACGAAGACGTGATTGCGGATCTGGTGAGCGTAGGGCTGGATTTGTTGAACGAGGCGCGCACATGAAAGTCGTATTTTGGAGTCGCACGGACTGTTCGTGGGGGGAAAGGATTGGTAAGACAGAAGATAAGTCGGCAGTGGACTGCCGGACCTGAAGCTAGTGTAAGACTCAAAAGGAAATGGTGACTGTATGGGAATGATGGATTTTTTGAAACGGAGGATGCAGGACGGCGGTGACGCAATGACGCGTGCTAATCGCGCTGTGGAAGCAAAGAAGGTGAAAGCCGAAGCGGAAGCGGCCGCGATTCGTAAGAAGAAGTCGGAAGAAGTCGAAGCAGCCCGTAAGGATCGGGAAGCAAAGCGAGTGGCGGAAGCGGAAGAAATGCGGCGCATTCGGGAACTGACGAAGCCGAGCAAGCCGGCGAAGCTGGAACGCCGGGACGTGAATTGGGGAATCAGCAAGCGAGTCACGTGGAATCCACCACACCCGTTTGCAGGTGCCCGGCAGGTGTCGATCATGGGATTTGAAGGTAGGGATTTGCCTGTGAAGTTCGACGAAGACTGTTTGGCGTACATCAAGTCGCATCCGACATACGAGAACGCCGTGTTCTTCTTCCGGGTTGTTATGGCAGGCGGAAGCGTTTTCCATGTTCGGAAGCGCACGGCGGAACTGGACGCGGTGCTTGCAGAATATAGGGGAAAGGAAGTGCAACATGTTGCCGGTTGATCTGTCGATGCGTGATTATTTTGCGGTGGCGGCATTGCCAGCGTTGATTGAACGCGGTTCCGCGTGCGCTCCGGAAGCGGCGTATGCCATTGCGGATGCGATGTTGCAGGAACGCGCGCGGAAAAAGCCGGTGCGCGAAGACGATCCGATAAAGCTGCTGAACGTCAGTGCAGGAACGCAGGACGCGCTGGCGGTTGCGGGGATCAGGACGATGAAGGATTTAGCGCGTCTGGATCGGACGCGGCTGCTGAACACTGTCGGCGGTCCGATGTTTCTTCGGGAGATTATGCGGGCGTTTGTAGACCGGGGCGTTCCAGTTCCGGATGCGTGGCAGAAGAAAAAGAAGGATTGACACAGTGTCAAACAATAGCGGCTATCGGATCGGGTTGGTTGAGTATGAAAACTTCATGCCATTCGCATCCGCGCAGATTGACTTTTCCGTTCCGGGTGTGACCGTCGTTGAAGGCGAAATCCTGAATGTTCCGGGATGCGAAAATAACGGCGCAGGGAAGTCGTGTTGCCTGGAGGGGCCAGTCTGGGCGTTCTACGGTCGGTGCATCCGCGAAAAGTACAAGGGGGATGATGTAGTGGCGCTCGGATCGACCGGCGGGTGCCGGGTCCGTGTCAATTTAGTTGGCGGGGATCAGCCAGTTGTTGTCGAGCGGTTCCGCAAGCATCCGTTGCACAAGGATCGCGTGTACCTGCTGGTTGGGAAGAACGCGACCTATACCGATTCGCCGGGGACGAATACTGAAACGGAACTGAAGATTGAAGAACTGCTCGGCATGAGTTTTATGACGTTCGTCAATACGGTTGCCTTCGGCGCCCGGGAAGACATCAAGGGATTCTTTTCGGCCAGTGATGCAGACCGCAAGGCGATCTTGGAAAATGTTCTGGGGCTGGCGCTGTATGCGGACGCGGAAGTGATCGCACGCAAGCGGCTGAAGATTCTTGTTGGAAAGTTGAACGTATTGTCCAGTGAATTTACGACGCTGGAGCAGCGGGCCACGGAGAAGCAGGAAGTCGTAGCGCGGTTCCGTGAGCAGGCGGAAAGCAATGATGCCGCGCTGGCGCTGGCGGAACTGAAGCTGAGGGCAAAGCAGACCGGCGATGCAGTGAAGAAGTCATCGGCGGTGGTTGCTAAGATAAAGGCGGAACTGACACAGGTTGCTGCGCAGTTCCAAATCAAGCAGGGCGCGTTTACGGACGCGTTCAAAACGTACAGCGATGCTAAGGGGGCGCTTCAGCAGGAAATCGGGGATCTGAAGGGAGAAATCGGCAAGGTAGTCGGACAGGTGCAGTCGCTGAAAGTGCGCAAGGCGAAGCTTGTGAAGTCGTCCGGGGCGGAATGTCCGCAGTGCGGTCAAGAGATCAAACCCGCGCACGTCAAGTCCGCGTCCGTGGCACTGGAAGCGGAGATTGCGAAGCTGGAACACAGCTTGACTTGTTTTGATATGGAAGTGGATCAGCGGAAGAACAAGGTCGAAGCACTGACTGCGCCGGTTGCTCCGGACAACGAAGCCGTGACGGAAAAGAAACTGCAGTGCAATCAGGCGGCAAGCGCCTTGGAAAAGCATATGGCGGTAGAAGTCGAAGCGAAGAGGCAACTGGTGAAGGCGCAGGCTGACTATGACGCGTCAACGCAGCAACTGGACGCATTGGAAGCCGAAGCGAATGCGCTGACGACGGAAGCTGCCGGTAAGCATGCTGAATATGACCTGTTGAACCAGGACGCTGCGAAGCTGGAATTCTGGGTGACCGGGTTCGGTAATCAAGGTCTTAAGAGCTATTTGATTGAAGCGGAGATTCCGGAAATCAACAAGAACGCGACGGGGTTTGTCCATCGCTTTCTCGGCAACGGCGCGTACGTGCGGCTCAGCGCCACGAAGCAGAACAAGACGAACGCGGTCGTCAAGGATGAACTGACGGTGCAAGGCGTGATCCCCGGTATGACCAGGACGTATGCAGGCGCGAGCAAGGGACAGAAGCGCCGTATGGACCTGGCGATCCTGCTGGGGTTTTGGAGGGTCACGTCGTCGCGCGCTTCCAAGCGGTTCAATCAACTGTTTTTTGACGAACTGTTTGACGGATTGGACCGGACCGGCAGTGAAAGCGTAGTAGAACTGCTGCGCGAACTGGCGGAAGACAGACCGGTCATCGTGGTTAGTCAGGATGATCGGATTAAGTGCGCGGGGGCGCGGATCGTGCTGGTTAAACATAACGGCGATCCGGTCAAAGGCAGGGCAACGATAGTCGGCGGCGCAAGTGCGACCGCCAAGGTTGCGACTCCTAAAGTCGCGGTGTTGAAGAAGAAAGGCTGATGAGATGGAATTGAAATCAAAATTGTTGGCGATGAACGGGAAGTTGACAGAGGCGGATATGGAGCTTGCGAAGTTCGAGCGCGGCAATAAAGCGGCCGGCACGCGTCTTCGCAAGGCGATGCAGGAGATCAAGACGCCCGCACAGAAGACCCGGTGGTGATTCAGCCGTCCGTGCTGCCGGGTTGGTAGATCGGATCTCGCGCAGGAAGACGCAGCGAAGTGGTCGGGTTGAAAGGAAGGAAGTGGAACATGGAAGAGAAACCCTTGATTCATAGTCTGTTTCGGGACGATCCAAAAACGCCGGAGGGCAAGTACCTCGTCAAGCGGCGCGATGGAACGGTGGTTGAGTGGCCGAGCTTTGTGCTTGGCGCTCGCGATCCTCATGCAGTGGCTGCGCTTGAGGCGTATGCGGATAGTCTGTTTTCTACTGCGGATAGAAGCATGGATCTTGCGGAGCAACAAGCCTTAACAGGACTCGCATGGTCCGTGCGCAAGTTGGCAGCTACATTCGACTCGTATCGCGAATCGCACGGTAACGGCGATCCCGAACGCGGGCGGCATCGTAAAGACGACCCGGCAACGATTGCCGAAATGCGGAAGGGGATGTCAGCATGATAGACGGACGGCGGAAAGGAAATAGCGCTGAAAATGCGATTTGCTATGCGCTGTCGAAATGGCTGAGCGGCGCGCCGAAGTCTGCGTCGTCGTGGGATTTTAAGACGGTTCACGAATTGCCTTTTCGGCGACGGACTACGAGCATTGTGCCGATCTCCGGATTCTGGGAAGGCGGCGGGGATATTCTTCACAAGCCAGGCGTGCTGTGTCCGTTTAGAATTGAAGTGAAGAAGCAGCAGGGGTGGGATCTGGACGGGCTGTTGTGCGCTCAACAGTGGCCCGTCTGGGATTGGTGGGAGCAAGCAAAAGGCCAAGCGACGGACAAGTTACGTCCGCTGTTGTTTTTTTCTCGGAATAACAAACCGACGTACGTACTTTTGGAAACAGGAGTGGCCCGATGCCTGCAGGTGAAACCGATCAATGCGCCCGTGTTGCAAATCGAAAGAGTGCCAAGGTCACGACTCGCGCCCGTGGTGCGCGCAGAGTTGACGCTGTGCACGCTGGCCGACCTGGTAGTAACGGAAAGGCGAAACGTGTTGAAGTTGTCCCGCGCGGTCCCGGTGTCAGTCTGAGCGAACGCGGGAAGTTGACGACAGGGGCAATGGGTGTCACGCTGTCTAAGTATCTGGACGTTTCGGAGATGGTTGTTAAGACGTTCTGGCAAGCGGCGCTGGTGGTAGTGCGCAAGGCGCTGATTGAAGGGCATACGGTCGTACTGGAGGAAGTCGCGACGATCACGCCCTATGTAAAACCTTCTAGAAAATACTATAATTCGCACTACGGCAAGGAACGCCGGACCCCCGTGCGGAACTACGTTCGGTTCAAGCCGAGCGTGACGCTGGTTGCGGCATTGAGAAAGAAGCCGGTGAAGAAATGACAGACGAAGAGGTAATGGCACAGCCGTGCGAAGAGTGCGGGGGTGCGTGCGAAGTGACGCATGTTGATTACTCGTTTCACATGCGCTGTACCGGGTGCGGCGCTACGTTTTATCGGGAAGGTGTCGAAGGGATGGAAACGCTTCTGATCGAAGCGCTTGAAGGGCTTGTCAATGCGGTTGAACCGATTACTCGTGAAGTCGGGCGTGAAGTCGGGGATGCTTGGAATAAAGCGAAGCGGGCGTTGCAGATTGCGAAGGCAAAAAAGGATTGACACTGTGTCACAACTGAATTGCGTCAGCTTGTTTACGGGGAGCGGCATTGGCGACCTTGCCGCCGAAGCGGCTGGCTTTACGACCGTGCTGCAGTGCGAGAACGAACCGTTTTGTCTGGACGGTCTGAACGTGTTGTTTCCGAACGTGCGAAAGGTGAAGGATGTCAAAAAACTCAACCGTAAAATCTGCAAAGAAGTTGTCGAAAAGCACGGGAAAATACGACTTCTTATTGGCGGGTTCCCGTGTTTCCCTGCGGGAACGCCGGTTTTGACGGATGTTGGAGAACGCCGGATTGAATCGGTCAAGGTTGGGGATCGGATGTTGACGCACAAAGGGCGGTATAAGAAGGTCGTACGGACGGGGAGTAAGTACGCGCCCGCGTTGTTGAAGATAACAGCGACGGGCGCGCTGCCGTTTCGAGTTACGTGCGAACATCCGTTTTGGGCGCGCGAACGGAAGTACGTGTGGGATTCGGCTTTGCGGCGGTATGTCCGTATTTTTACAAAACCGGAATGGGTTCCTGCGGAGCGGCTGACGACGAAGCATTTTATTGCGCAGCCGATAGATCGGTTTGAAACGGATCGGAAGTGGGAGTCTGAAGAATTTTGGTACATGATCGGGCGTTACTTAGGTGACGGTTGGTTTTGTAACGGGAAGCGGAAGAGTAAAATTAAGCGCGGTCGTGGAAGTCGGATCAACAGTCGCGTTTGGAAGGTGGTTATCTGCACGGCGCGCATTGACGGGGATGATTTAGAACGCCGGATTAAAGTCGCTGGTTTTCACGCAACGCGGGACAATGCGGGGAGCGTGACGAAGTTCATTATCTGCAGTCAGCGGCTGACTGAATTTGTAATGCAGTTCGGTCGGTATGCGGACGGCAAGTACATTCCGGAATGGGTGTTAGGTGCGCCAGTTCGCATTTTGAAGGCGTTGTGGGCGGGGTACATGGATGCGGACGGAAATGAAGGTAAGAATGCAGCAGAAAACACTTCGACGGTTAGCCGTGATCTGGCAGCGGGGATGGCGCGCGCGGCGCGCAGAGCGTTTTGTCAGCCAGTTGCCTTTTACCGATCCGTGCGGGAAAAGACCTGTGTGATCGAAGGGCGGGTGGTAAATCAACAGGATGCGTATCAATTGCGGCGGTGTGTTCATCGGCAGATTGGTTTTGAAGAAGATGGGATTGTTTGGGAACCGGTGCGCCGTGTGCAGCGGATTCCGGGTCGGGAAGTTTTTAACATCGAGGTCGAACATGACCACACTTACATTGCGGCATCATTTCTTGTCCACAACTGCATCGATATTTCCACGGCGGGTAAAGGCGCAGGCATCACGGGCGCGGCGTCGGGCCTTTGGTTCGAGATGTACCGCGTTACCCGTATCTTGCGACCAGATTGGTGCTTGTTTGAAAATGTACCTCCTCTCCGCATTCGAGGCGCGGACCGGGTGCTCGCTGGCATGGACAAAGCAGGCTACGACTGCTGGCCGGTCGTGGCTGGTGCTTGGGCGGCGGGCGCTCCCCACGTCCGAAATCGAGTCTGGATTGTCTGCCGAAACCGGGACATCCCCTACGAACAGCCGGTGGCCGACGCCGGTAGTGTACGACGACACTCCGGGGGGTCCGAACAATCACTACAAGGGGTTGGGGCATCAGGCGAAGCACGGGAATATCAACAAGGTGAATTGGCCCACAGCGCACGGAATGGTGAATCCGGAAGTGGATCGTCCGCACGGTCCAACCGGTTGCGAGTTGGGAAGGGCGGTGACAAAGGTATCGGAGTCGGCTTGGCCGACTCCGATGGCGGGCGGGCTGGCGAAGACGAAGAACCGAGAATTGCTGCAAGCGAAGAACTGGCCGACACCGCGCAGGGAAGACAGCGAACAGACAGGGGCGCACGCCGGCGTTCCGGATACGCTGACCAGTGCGGCAAGAACGAAGAACTGGCAAACGCCCGGAGCAAACGAACGGGAAGCAATTCCGAAGACGTATCGGCGGGGCAATCCGAATTTAGCGTTGCAGGCGACGTGGCAAACGCCAACGGCGGGAGCAGCAACGGCGGGAAACAGAAGTCGAAGCGGAAAGCGAAAGGGCGAACTGCTGCTGACCGGGCAGGCACGGGTGTCGTCCTGGCCGACACCCACGACGCAAGACGCAACGAATCTGGCCGGACCGTCGCAGTTCGACAGGAACAGTGCGCCGCTCAACGTTGCGGTAGTCAAGGCAAGTTGGCCGACACCGAATGCGTCCAAGGCGGTGAACGATACGGGATTACAGTGCAGCGGAGACGGTCGGAAGAAACCGAACAAGTCGGGATGGGTAACAGCGGCGCAGGAAATGGCGATGCGCAAGAAAACGTGGGCAACACCGCAGTGTGCGGACGAAATGGGGGCGCGCGGAGGATTGGACGAAGCAATCGAACGGCACGCGAAGAAGGGCGTACACAAGCAGATGATGCTGGTGGAGCAGATTATTCACGATCCGAGGAATTCTGGCCAGCAGAACCAGGGCAGCCGCAGTACGACTGGGAATATCCCCGCCTCACAACCGACCGGGCAGGGATCGGATGTCCCGTTGACCCGCGGGGCGGGGAGTTTGAATCCAGCTTGGTGCGCGCAGTTAATGGGCTTCCCCGCGTATTGGCTGGCCGCATTCGCCGCGGGTGCTTGCGCGTCTTGGGAAACGCGTGGGTTCCGCAGATTCCGTACGAAATTTTCAGATGGATTAGAGCGCAGCTTGATTGACGCGGGTGTGCTGGAAGAAAAGAAGTAAGTTAGGCCACGGCGATGCCGCAAGATTTATCCTAAAGCAAGGATGGCGTTTCCTCCGTTAGCTAAAGCAGACGGTATTCACGCCGAGCAGAAATGAAAGTCGCGACGAAGAAAAAGACGATGGATCGGTTGGACGTGCTTCTGGCGAACCGCGTCTTCGCCGAAGGTCCGTCCGCGTTGTTGGATGCGGGTCTGACGAACAAGCAGCAGGCGGACTTCCTGGCTCGGACGGACATACAAGCGTTCTTGCGGCAGCAGACCGAGGAATTGAAGGAAAACGATGCGCTGCTGGCCCGTACTCGATTCGCGGCGTTGCGCGCGTTGCAGCGGATGGCACCGACTGCTGTGCAGATCATGGCGGATGCGATGAACGGGACCGTGTATGAAAAGAACAAGGATGGCACGGTTAAGCTGCAGACGATTGTGCGTGGCGATGGAGTTCATAAGATCGTGCCTGTTGTTAAGACTTATGCACCGTCGCATAATCAGATCGTTGCAGCGCAGGACGTACTGGACCGTTTGGGCGTACACGATAAAGCGGAAGTGGACAAGGGCGCGGGCATCAAGGTCAATGTGCTGTTCAATCACGTGGTCACGAACAACACGTTGACCTACGCGCCGGAACTGAAGACGGAAGAAGAGAAGCGGTTGAGCCGCGAGCGGATGCGGACCGTATTACAGAAGTTGCTTCCGAAGATCGACGGCATCAAGGAAACACTGGAAGAAAGTGCTGCGAAGTTGAAGAAGAAGTACGTGAAGAAGAAGTTGAAGGCGCAAAATGGAAAATACAAATCAGTCATTGTCGCCGGGACAGTCAGTGACGCTGCAAGTTCCGACGATGGCGGAAAAGGCGGACCCGGCGACAATTCTGGATCGGATGCTGCGGTCGGAACCGGCGAAGATCCCGGAAGCGGAAGTACAGGCGGTGCGGGAAGTGCAGCAGGCGGAACGCCGGTTGGCTGAAGCAGCGTTTCGTGCACTGCCGTTTCATTTTACGCCGCCCCGGCGCAGCCGTAAGGAAGTAGACATCTTGGTCGGCTTGCCGGATACGCCGAAGGGACCGGTGCCGATCGGCCTGTTGCCGTTTATGCGGCGCAAGCCGATCGTGACAAAGACCGCTCCCGCACCGCGCGGGGGCTGGCACAGGAAGAAAGGACGGAATCAATGATTGCGGCTGATGTAGGAAAGCACTTGTTCAACAAGGTGAAAACGCCGGACGGTGTCGGCACCTTGGTCGGTGTGGAAGTCGATTGGAACGGGCGGAACTTTTTCCCGGAAACAGCACGTCTGCACGTTTGGTACGGAACAGATAATGTGCAAGGTGGATGGGTAGAACACGGATATCCGCTTGACGAAGTGTCCGCGGCTGATTGACAGTGTGTCAAAGAAATGGCGACGAAAGCACGCAAATCACCGTATCGGGGTCCGAAGAAGCAGAAAGACGCTTCGACGGTAGCGGGGGAGAATCTGTACAAGCGGTACGTTCTGGATAGCTTGACGGAAGAAGAACGGGAAGGATTGAATAAACTCAACCCGGTTGAACGGGAAACGATCGTCACGGCGCTGGCGGACGCGATGGTGGAAGACAAGGGGATCAGTTCACCGGTCAATGAATTCTTGTGGGAAGAAGACTATCGACGCAAGCCCGTGGACATCGACACGTTTATCCATGACGACTATTACCTGGGCAGGGCGGCGAAGGATTTGGATGGTCCGTGGAAAGACGACCTGCGTCAGATATTTGCAGTGGATAGCCAAGTGTCAGAATTTATTATGACGGGCGCGATCGGAATAGGAAAGACCACTATTGCTATGGTGGCAAATGCTTACACGATTTATAGATTATCGTGTTTGAAGAACCCGTCGAAGTATTACGGGGTGCTGCCGAATTCCAAGATCACGATTGGCTTGTATTCGATTACGAAGACGCAGACGCAGGACACAGGATTTTTCAAACTGCGGGCGTTTTTGGACGTTAGCGAATACTTTTCAACGACGTTTCCGCGCGACCGGAACATCGACAGCGTGATCCGGTTTAAGGATGAAACAACTAATATTGAAGTTATAGCAGGTTCCCGAGAATTGCACGCTCTTGGCAGGGATGTATTTTCTTGCTCTTTGGACGAAGCTAATTTTATGGTTGCTGCTGCGAAGGATAAGGACGCGCAGCAGATGGTTGGGCAAGCGTACGAACTGTACCGGGCGGTTAGTACGCGCATGGAATCGCGATTTATGCGGGCCGGCGGCAGTGTGCCGGGTTTGCTGATTCTGATGTCGTCGCGCAAGTCGCAGTCGGACTTCTTGGAAAATCGGTTGAAGACAGTAACGCAGGGAGCTTACAGGCCGGGGATGCGGGGTCTGATTTCTCCGCGTTTGTACATTTCGGATTACGCGCTGTGGGAAGTGAAAGCGAAGTACAAGTTTCCGATGCCGCACTTCCGTGTGCAGGTCGGTGACCGGACGTACCGTTCGCGCATCCTGAAGGACGATGAGCAGCCGAAGGAAAACATTCGGGTTATCAGTGTGCCTGGGGACTTTCACCGGGCGTTTGAGGAAGATGCGGATCAGGCGTTGCGTGACATTGCGGGCGTAGCGACGATTGCGATCAGCCCGTTGATTCGTGACCGGCAAAGCCTGATTGACGCCGAACGTCCGCACTTGCTTCATCCGTTCACATCTGAATGGGTGACGATCAGCACTGAAGACGATTACGTGATTGAGGATTTCTTCAAGTTGGATACGGCGTGCCGGATTGAAAATTCCAAGTGGACGCCGCGATTGAATCCGACAGCGCCGCGGTTCCTGCATATCGACTTGTCAATCACAGGAGATGCTGCCGGGATCTCGATGGCGCACGCCAGCGGCAAGGTGAAGCGACGGACGAACAGGCCGGACGGAACGTATACGCTGGACTATAAGCCATTCGTGATTGTGGATTTCATGCTGCGGATCGTACCCCCAACTGGTAGTGAAACGGATTTGAGCAAGGTGCGCTCGTTCATTCTGTACCTCCGAGAAATGTATCCGATCACGCGCGTGACCTTCGATGGTTATCAATCGGTGGATTCAGCGCAGATCTTGAACAAAGCGCAAGTTGAGTCGGGAACGCTGTCGGTAGATCGCACAGAAGAACCGTACGTGAGCCTGAGGGCCGCGTTTTTTGAGCGGCGGATTGCGTGCTATCACTACGAACGATTTTATACGGAAATGTTGTTCTTGGAACGCGATATCAATAAGAAAAAGATCGACCATCCTCAGAAGTTCCCGGACGGGACACCGGGAAGCAAGGACGTAGCGGATTCTTGCTGTGGTTCTGTGTGGTGGTGCTTGAACGATCCCCGCGCATCTCGCGATCTGGCGATCATGGCGGATGATGTCGCAGTTCAGTCGGAAAGCCGGATCGTCGATCCGCCGAAGGAAATAATCACGAATGTTGGGACGCTTCCGGCGGCGGGAGTGGAACCGAAGGGAAACCCCGGATTGCCAGGCCGGCCGCGCGTCGTTGTAGCCGGGGCTGCGTTTGACTGGTCGAAGTTGAAAGGCAACGTCGGAAAGAAGGAGTAACATGTCTGCAACGAAGAAGAAAGCGGTGCGGGTTAAGCAAGACGAATTTGCACTTCAGTGTTTCGTAAACGGGAGGCGGAAGCTGACAAAAGACTTGACGCGGGAAGAAGCGTTTGCTTTTCTTCAGGACGCGATGCACTTAGCAGCATTCCTTGCGGAACGGATTAGATTAGAAAGGTGAAGTAGTCAGGTGAACAAGTTCATTCATGTTTCGAGCATCGTCTTTTTTTGTGTCGGCTGCTTGACGCTGCTGACTGCGATTATCGCAACGGTTTTTGTGACCGCGCCGGATCGGGTGGCTGCGCTGCAGGTCGCGATGTTTGGCAGTCTGTTTCTGATTGTTGGGTCGGGCGTAGTTCGTTTAGGGATGTATCCGGATGCGTGAGGAAATTATGGGAGAAGATGAACGATCTAAGTTTGATTTGCTGGCGCGTGTTGTGAAGCAGGAGAAGGAAACGCTGTTGTCGAAGGCAGCGGGCGTGGAGTTGATCCGCGCCGTGCTCCTGGCGGACATTGGCAAGCTGCCGCCGGAAGTCCGCGAAGCCCGGTTGAAGCTGGAAAGGACTGCGTGATTGACATGGTGTCAAAGGTTAAGTGCGCGGACTGTTTGACGTTTCTGAAAACGCTTCCGGATAACTGCGTGGATGCGGTTGTGACGGACCCTCCGGCCGGCATTGGATTCATGGGCAGGGAATGGGATACTTTCAATGATGTGCCAAGCGGATTTGTCGGGGCGTCTCCGGCAAATATACGCGCGACGAATGCGATGTTTTCTCACAAAGGGCAGACAATAGCTGAGTCTGGAAAAGCGCGTCATGCGTTCATCGAGTTCATAACTGCCGTCATGTCTGAGTGCCTGCGTGTTCTCAAGCCTGGCGGGCATGCGCTGGTTTGGGCACTTCCCCGTACGTCGCATTGGACGGGAACGGCGATCGAAGACGCGGGGTTTGAGGTCCGCGACCGAATATCGCATGTATTCGGGTGCCTGAGCGATGACACTGAAATCATGGTTGATGGACGGTGGGAACCTTACCGAAATGTTGCTGAAAGTCGTCTCGCTTTAGGGTATAATCCCGACGATGGAACATTTACCTGGCAACCAATCGAGCGAGTCTTTGCCTACGACCACGACGATACTGCTTACCGAATCGAGTCCGACAGGACTAATCAAATCGTTACACGTAATCACCGCTGCCTCGTTGAACGCGGCCCAGGAAGCTATGGCTTCCAGGTCGCCGAAGAAGCGGCACGGAAACTCGAAATATCTGTACCCATTCTGGAAGACGTGCGAAGTCTGCTCGAGTCCCTTCCCATGCCAAACGCGCGATTAGGTGAGGCGGAACAAGACGTGTGGGATGGAATGCGCTGCCGAATCAACGAGCAAGAAGAAGATCGGCAAGTTTCGCCCGCCAAGTCCGCGCTGCCGGTTTTGCAAGATGACGTTTCGACCGGATCGTCCGGCGAAGGCTTTGGGGGATTATCTCTATTGCTCAACAAAGTGCGCAGCACAGGATCGCAGGTCGAAACCGGGATTTTCTGCAAAGATGAAGAGGATTGGCGCACTGGGACGCGCGGGCTGGACAGAGGATTCCCGCAAGTCTTATCTTTCAAAGATGGGTGGGTCACTCAACCCGGCGTGGAAGGGTGGCATCACGATACTCAGAACGCACGGGAATTATGCTGGTGTCCGATACGTCCGCTGCCCGGTTCCGTTCTTGCCGATGGCCCGGAAGGACGGATACGTGATGGAGCATCGACTGTTTGTTGCGAAGGCAATGGGTCGATGTCTGTTGAGGGTCGAGGTTGTGCATCACGACAACCACGACCCGACGGACAATGCGATCAAGAATCTGGCACTGTTCGCGCGCAATCGGGACCACAAGCTTTTCGAGCACCGCGGCATACCGTTACCGATCTGGCACGGATAACGCCGTTCCACTTCAAGGGGGTCGTCTGGTGCGTCAAGGTCGCTACCGGGGCATTCGTCGCACGACGAAATGGCAAGGTGTTCGTGACGGGGAACAGTGGCTTTCCGAAGTCGCTGGACGTAAGCAAGGCAATCGACGAAGCGGCTGGGGCAGAACGGGTAATCCTGTCCGAAGGAAAGTCGCTTAAGCGGATGATCCCCGGCGCGGATCAGGACAAGACGGGAAGTTGGATTAAGGATAACGGGAGAGAGTTTGTTCCAACGAAAACCGCGCCAGCAACCGACGCCGCCCGTCAATGGGACGGATGGGGCACGGCGCTAAAGCCGGCGATGGAAGATTGGTGGCTTGCCCGTAAGCCGTTGATCGGCACTGTAGTCGCTAACGTCGTGAAGCACGGCACGGGGGCGCTGAACATCGATGGGTGCAGGGTCAACCCCGGTGAACTTACGCCCGGCGGAAGGAATGGAAAGGCACACAATCGCGGCGGTTGGTGCGCCCGAGAGACGTTTGGCGTGCGTCCTATTGTCAAGCCGCACGCCGATGGCCGTTGGCCCGCTCACCTTGTTCACGACGGAAGCGAAGAAGTGCTGGCGGGATTCCCAGATAGCGATGGACAAGTGGGAGACGTAAAGGGGAACGAACCAAGTCACACCGGCGATGGCAACTCGAATTGCTATGGAGAATATGGTCGAGTTCCCCAGCCGAAGCGGGGTGACACTGGCAGCGCTGCTCGCTTCTTCTACTGCAGCAAAGCGTCCAAGCGTGACCGGGGCGAGAACAATCATCCGACCGTGAAGAACACGCGGCTGATGCGCTGGTTGTGTCGCTTGGTTACGCCTCCCGGCGGCGTGGTGCTGGACCCGTTTGCAGGCAGCGGCAGTACGGGTGTGGCTTGTGCGAAGGAGGGATTTCTGTTTATTGGTTGTGAAAAGGATGCTACGCACGCTCGGATTGCTTCCAAGCGCTTTGCCGAAGCGGTGAAGGAAGCCGAACGGAGGCGCATTGCGAAGAAGGCACGGCAAGCGGCGAAATGGAAGCCTGTCCGTTTTAAGCCTGCTACGGCGGCACGGAAATCCGTTGACACTGTGTCAAAGGTTGCACGGGCGAAGCACTAACGGATACAATGTCAGCAATGACGCAGTTTCAAACGCAAGATCCGTCGCAGCCGACGCGGGGTGAGCAGTTGGCGAATGTCCACGATTACCCGTGGTATTGGCGTCTGCGCGAACTGTTCGGGCTGAATCGGCACGCATTGTCGAGCGAAGAAGATCCGCAGACAGCGGCTGAACGTGAGGGGCTGCAGCTTCAAGAATGGTTCATGCGGCAGTTCCAGATTTCGACGAACCGGCAGGAACGCTACCGGATCTTCGAGGAAATGGACACGTTTGATCTGGTGCAGGCGGTCATGGACGTGTACGCGGAAGAGTGCACGCAGAAGGATTACGACAAGGGTAGGGCGGTGTGGATTGAAAGCAGGCATTCACACATGGTTCACAGCGGGGACGTGTGTCTGGCGAACGCCATGCTGGAAGACCGGCTGTTTCAACTGGTCCGGCAGACGTGCGTGATGGGAGACAGTTTCCGCCGTCTGTTGTATCAAGCTGGCAAGGGTGTGCTCGGCTGGAAGTATGCGGCGCCGCCGCAGTGTCATCGGGTCGAAGATAAGTACGATCGGTTGATCGGCTTCCGGCAGGACGGACACAGTTTTCGCGGGCGCAAGCATCCGGTGAGTTTTCCGTGGGATTACGTACACTTCCGGTTGATGGGCAAGGAAGTCGATACAGTGTACGGGTCGTCAGCCTGCGCTCCGCTGTTTCGTAGTTGGAGGCAATTGGTTTTATTTGAAGATTCAGACTTGATGTACAATTTGCGGCGGGCCGCTTCGCGCAATCTTGTGCTGGTGGACACGGGCGATCTGGACGACGTGGAAGCGACGGAGCGGTTGAACCGCTGGCGTAAGCGGATGAAGAAGCACGAATTCATAGATCCAGCAAGTCCTAGCTATAAGAAGTCGTACAACCCGCTAACGCCGTTGGAAGATATTTTCGTGGCTATCCGAGGGCCGGACGATCAGACCCGAATTGAAAATCTGGAAGGCAGTCCGAATCCGCTGTCCCCCGAGCGGATGGATTACTACCGCAAGAAGTTCTGTGGCGTGGCGCGCATTCCTGGGGACTATTTAGGCTGGGGTGAAGACAGTGACGCCAAAAGCACGTTATTGCAAAAGGACGTGAGATTTGCAAGGACGATGAAGCGCGTTCAGAAGATGGCGATCTACGGGGTCCGCAATCTTCTGGACATTCACTACTCTTTGTTTTCCGGTGATCCGGATCGGGACGTGCAGGATCAGGACAAGTATGACGTTTCCAAGAATCCGTACCTGGTTTGCATGTCGCCGATTTCGTATCTGGACGAATGGGAGCGGCTGGAACTGGTGCAGTTGAGGTACAGCATTATCGAGGCGATGGCGGGTCTGGGGCAGTCGTTGCAGATCGACGTTCATGCTTGGACGACGTATATCCTCTTGCACTACGCGAAGCTTCCGGAGGATATCGTCCGGCTGCTGACTAAGCGCGTGGACAACGCAGACGCGGCAGGCGGCGGGATGCCGCCGGGCAGTCCTTCCGGCAGTCCTGGATTGTTTGGTGCGGCTCCGGGGGGCAACGGCGCGCCTCCGGCGTCGGGTGGACCCGCTGGACCGGGCGAAGAATTTGATTTGAACAATGACAGATTCGGTTTGCACGGTAACGGGCGGCGCCGGCTGTTGACGGAAGTTGAACGGAAGTGGGGTGCGGCGCGCAAGGGTATGGATTCGCGCCGTTGGTCTTCTGGATTTTACGAACCGAATGAAGCAGAGCAGAAACGGATTGCGGAAGCGATCCATGCCAGCCCGAAGTTGAGGAAGCTGATTGGGGATTTCGCGGAATTTCACAGTGACGACGAACTGACGGAACAGCAGACTGACTTTTCGACCCTGCCGCCGCGTATTCTGTGTGAAGAGTTTGACACTGTGTCAAACTGCAAGGTCTATCAGATGCGGTTTTTCTCGGACGACGTTGCGGAAGACGACGAAGCGAAGATCTTGAAAGAAGACATCGCACGATTGAATCAGCCGGTGTTGACGGAAGGACGCAGTGGCAACTAAGCGTTGTCGTGTTACAGGAGTGTGCAGATGCCGAAGTTGAAAGCAGGACGTCGCCCACGTACCGGGAAACTGTTGGCATTGAATTACGGGCCGGAGAATGATCGTAGTCGCGCTATGCTACGGTGTATCGAACGCGCTGCGGATGCGACCGGCTGTAATGAGTTTCACGTCGCAACGATCATGACGTATTTCCTGGAGGAACTGTGCCAGCAGGTAGCACTGGGGCGGGCGGTTACTATTCCCGGATTCGGTGCATTTGGTCCGCTCAAGTGGCAGTCGCGCAAAGACCCGGAAAAGCTGCCACACTGTTATCCGGGGTTTAGTGCGGCGATCCCGTTCCGAAACGCCGTGCGGTTTGGCTGTTCACCCGCGATGACGGATGTGGATTGGATACGAAAGCACAGCGACAAACACAACAGTTATACCAACGGGCGCGCCCCGTGCGATGACCGCTTTGATCCCGCTGCCGGACGGCGTGGACCGCGGCAGTCGCGGGACATTCGGCGACCGGACACGGCGTTCCGTTCAGTCCGGCAGCGCATCGCAGTCCGTGCCCGTGAAGTGGGAATGAGCGTTTGATGTTTTATGACCCGATCATTCTTGCGCCATCATTCGCGATTCGCGGGGGTGAACTATGTGAGGGGAAAAGCATCGGAACTGCCAAGTTACAGGATTTGGAACTGTCGAAGGATTTGCGCAAGGCACACGCGTATCACGCCGCGAAGTTCGCGAAGCATCGTCAGATCGGGCATACGGTAGGACGGAGGAAGCTGAGGGAAGTACAGGGCCGGGTCGAAGCGGGGTTGAACGGGCTGATCGACAAGTATTACCGAGGCAAGTTGGAAGACAAGGCGTTACGGGATCGGGCGACGGAAATGATGAAGGTTGCTTGGGGGGAAGTGTTTCAAGCCGGCCTGCGAGCCGGCGGCGTTCCGGGGCAGGGACCGGGTGCTGAAGCGATGGTGAAGCTGGGTCCGGGGGATGACGTGTGGTTGAAGTCCGCGATGCAGCACGAAATGAGATTTTTCAATGGGATGCTGAAAGCGGTCATGGAGAACACGGCGGTCATGCCGCTGCCGCGGCGGGTTCACATGTACGCGGAAAGCCTGAACAGTTTCTATCAGTCAGCCAGGGTCATTGCGTTGCCGGCGGATAGTGTGATTCATTGGGTGGGGCCGGATGATGAACGGACCTGTCCGGGGTGCATTTACCTGTTTGAGCATTCACCGTACACTAAGCACAATTTGCCTACCGTGCCGCAAGCCGGGAGTTGCCAGTGCCTCACGAATTGCAGGGATCATCTGTATATTCGCAGGGCAACGCAGGAAGAAGCGCAGGCGTTAATCGAGTCGCATAAGTACAGTCGGGACGCACACATACGCAACCTTCGCCGGATCAGGTCGAACGGCCACGTCTAGAAAAACACGCACGGTGCATCATTTTATCGTTGACACTGTGTCAATCACGTGGTAGACTATTCGTGTTGGATGAATGAAGTTCATTCAACTTGTGCGGGAACCGGACAGCACGACGAGAACGCGGCTTGCCGCTTCCATGACGCTAGATCCTTCCTGCACACCGTACGCGTAACTCAATTGGCAGAGTAGCCGGTTCTTACCCGGCAGGTTGCAACTAACGAAACGGTTGACAGTGTGTCAATCACGGCAGAGGGAGAAAGCTCAGAAGGTGACTTATGGAAAGCGAAACAAAACAGTTCGATACAGTCGGTTTCGTCATGGACTTTGAAGGCGGCGAGATGACGCAGGAGCGTATGGTCGAAGGATTTCAAGCCCTGGTGGACAGCGGGCTGGCGTGGCAGCTTCAGGGCTGTTACGGCCGGCAGGCGGCGCAGTTGATTCGTGCGGGATTGGTCGTGGATACGCATGGCGTTTTGAGCGAATAGCACGGAAGGACAGGTGACTTATGGCGACAGCGATCAAAGTGAAGGCGACGATGGCGGACGTGCAGGAAGGTTGCAACGGAGGCTGTCTGGCCTGCGGCGAGATTCAGTACGGATGCGTCGAACCGGATGCGCGGGGTTATGCCTGCGAATCCTGCGGCGCGAACAAGGTCTATGGTTTGGAAGAACTGGTCCTGATGGGCCGGCTGGATTTGGAAGGCGGTGAGGACGATGAGTAACCCATTTGAAAACGCCCCTGTGATTTTTAGTTACAGCCGGGCGCAGGCAATCGAGGATGGCGTGCTGGTTGAACTGGACCCGGCGACGGTCCGCGAAGCGGGATTCAAGTTCCCGATTGCGATGACCAGCGCCGCGTTCAGTCAGGTCGTCTGGCCAATTGACGATGAGAAGTCGGCGGCGTGGCTGACGAAGCACGGCCAGGATTTTCAGGGCCGGCTGTGGGACGTTTTGAGCGTCCTGCGCTTTGCGGTCCGGCGGGGCGGTGCGCAACTGACGATGATCGTCAAGGTGTTGAATCACCGGACGAAGTGCCGGCAGAACGTGACGCTCAAGAGTGTATGTGGACCAGGGGACAACTTGGAGCCGGTCATAACGATCATGCTCC